TAGAGTACGCGTCTGGGGGGCGTGTGGTCGCTGGTTCGAATCCAGTCACCCCGACTGGTTATAAGGTAACTACTTAACAAACAAGTAGTTACCTTATTTGCTTTTAAAAGCCCGGGACAAAATCGGGACAGAAGCACAATGTATTCACAACTATTATTCACTGTTTAGCGGGAATTATCGACTTAATTCTCGTTAAAAAAAATGTCTACACTCGAAAAAATCAAGAGCTACACGCCACCAACACTTCATTGTGGCCGTGAAACTTATATCAGTTTTAATGCGTACGATCCGGCTGAAGGTCGGATGAAGCGCAAGAGAATTAAACTTAATGCCATCGAGCCGAAACAGCGAAAGAAGTACGCAAACGACTTAATCAAGAGACTCACCGAAAAACTCATCATGGGCTGGAACCCATGGATAGAAAAAGAAAACGGCACAGCGTATATGCTGTTCCGTGACTGTTGCGAGAAATACCGGCAATACATTGATAAGCTGCTAAAGGATGGGACATACAGATATGAGACACATAAATCGCTCGCATCTTACCTGAAGAACATGATGAACTGGAACGATAAGAGACTTATCCCCATTACCTACATATATCAGTTCGACAAGGATTTTTGCGTTCAATTTCTGGATGAAATATATATCAATCGTGATAATACCGCATTTACTCATGATAATTACCTCGGGTTCCTCAGACAGTTTGGCCATTGGTGTTGCCAAAAGAATTTTCTAAAGACTGTACCCACAGAAGGTTTATCTGTATTAGGGCGTGGAGCCAAGAAGAAAAAAAGGAAGACAATCGAGCCACACCATCTGAACATGATACATGATTATCTCGAGAAGAAGAACAAACACTTCTTACTTGCCAGCTACATTCTATATTACTGTTTCATTCGACCGGCCGAAATGGCTCGTCTTAAAATCGGGAATATCAATCTGGCCAAACAGACAATTTATATCGAGGATACCATTTCAAAGAATAAGAAAGACGGAACAATCACCTTACCAGTTAAGGTTATACACCTCATGCTTGACCTTGATATTTTTTCATCACCATCCAACTACTATTTATTTTCTGACGGATTCATTCCAGGAAGAAAAAAAGTCTCAGAAAAAATATTCCGCGATTATTGGGCTAGGTATGTTAGGAAGGATTTGAGCTTGCCAGATACTTATAAATTCTACAGTCTGAAGGACACCGGTATCACTGACATGTTACGGCACCAGGATGTGTTAAGTGTTCGTGATCAGGCGCGTCACAGCAGTATTCTGATGACAGACACCTACACCCCACACGACATTCAAAAAGCGAACGAAATCATCAAAAGTTATGAGGGGGATTTTTGATATAATTTTGATGATGTTACGCACTCGAGACATCATTAAAATTTTCTAAAATGGAAAAGAATATAAAAATAGACAGTATAACAGTGGCGGATATAATTAGACGCATAAATTACAATGAAGAAGAAATTTTGGACATGATTGAAGGACTCTCTGAAGCAGCAAGCACTTTATGCTATTATGCAGAGAGTCATCAATCTGTAAAATCTATTGTAGACGCACAAAAAATTCTATGTGAATTACTACGTATAGAATTATAAAAACGAATTCTCGATTTCATAAACGAGAATATATAATCTAATTTGGTAGAATCTCGGTAGATTATTAATTTCTACCCAGATTCTACCGAGCGGCAAAATTTGGCTGAAAATCGAGCCGTTTTTTCCGGGTTTTGACAGCCTTCAAATCACGTAAAATTGTTGATGACAGAACCTCAGAATAAATCTCTGTTGTCTTGACCGAAGTATGGCCGAGCAGCTTCTGTACTGTGGTAATCGGTACCCCCTGATGAATCAATAGTGTAGCACATGTATGCCGGCTCATGTGGTAGGTCATGTGCTTCTTTATGCGTGCCATTCCGGCAATCTGTGCAAGGTATTTGTTTACGTCTGAATTACACCCTAAATCGGCAAATTCTTCTATGGTGTAGCGGTCTAAAATTGTGAGTGCTTTCCCTTCGAAAAGCAGATGTAACGGAAGCCGGAGCTCGATTCCGGTCTTGATGGATTTGAAGTGCAGCCAACGGTTTCCATTTATCCTGATAAAATTTGCTGGTGTAAGCTGGCAGAAATCCGAGAACCGCAATCCTACATAGCAACAGAACAGGAACGCATCCAACACGTGACGTAGCTTCTGGTCATGCACTTCCAGGTTCTCCAGCTTCCTTAATTCGTCCGGAGTCAAGAACTCGTGCCGACCTTTCTCCTGCTTGATTTTGAACTTCCGGAAAGGGTAAGCGTCCGCATGAATGTATCCCTGATTTATTGCTTCATTGACTAGCGTCCGAAGCTGGCGAAGGTGTTTGGCCACCGTGTTCACCCCATTGCCTTTCTCTCTTAGATACGCTTCAAAATCCTTCAGGAATGTGTATGTGATGTCCTTAAAATCCAATCCAGGACGGAACTCCTGCAGGACATTGATAGTCGTTATCAGGTTATCTTTCGTACTTTGTCTACGGTCTGAGTGCTTTACATATTCTTTAGCGAATATAGGATTAATGTCAAAATCAGGTTTCCTGAGTGCCATTGGATTAAATTTGGCAGGTGATGCCAACAACGTAAATAACGGAGTTTATAAATTTGACTCACAACAGGACAATATGCCTGTGAATTATGGCATATTAGTGGCATTTTCTTGTGACGGATGGATTCGTATGCAATTATGTGCAGGTGGAGATAATGGATTAGCATATATAAGAATGCATTATAATAGTTGGACATCATGGAAACAAATAGGTTAGTACCGTTACAGGGGGGATATACCCCTCCCTTGTATTTTTATTTAATACCAAATACAGTTACAAGAATATTTGCTGGTTTTTTCCCTTCTCCAGAAGTTATGTAAAAGGAACTTTCAGAGTTCTCAGCATAATATACTTCGGCTGTAGGTTCACCTTCTTGGCCATTAAATGCTTGATTAAGTTTAGTAATCGAAATGGAATATTTACGCGAAGCAATATTATGATTAACTTTAAATCTTGAAGTTGTATAGTCTGATATAGAAAATTCTACTCCTGGGAATTTATATGTATATCTATCATCTATTGTACCACCACCATTCTCAGAATTACTAAAGTTTATCTCAAATGAAAATAGTACAACACCAACAATTCCCGCCAGAACTGACGCAACCTGCTCTTTTGTCATAACTCCGACAGCATTTCCGGCGGCATTCACGGCCACAAAACTGGAGATGTCTTCCAAAGCAGGGAGAGCCAGTGTAGACTTCTTCAAAAGTTCCGTTTTCGAAATCTTGTGCGGCACGCCATCCGTGTCGTACACCTGTACCGTTTCACCATCTTCTGCTGTAGTCTGTTCCATTATAGCCTTTGCATTGTCCAGGATTTTATCTGTTGTTTCACCGTCATACTTCGACGTATAGCTTAATTCTTCCATATCATTTACATATTAAGATTAATAATATTATCAATACCGTGTAGATTATAATTGCCTTGTCCATAACTAATAAAATTCCATTCTTTTTACTTCAAAGAAGAAAGCACCTCCCTGACCGGTACCATATGCCATGTAATTCAGGGAGAATTCCGTATCACTTTCGATGCTTACGTAATATGTCCCGGATGAAAGTCCGACTCTCATCATCGGAGTGACCATTACCATATATTCATCTTTAACTGTGCCCCACTGGGTTGGCATGGTTACTCTATATTCTTTGCTGGATACTTTGGTAAATGACAATGTACTGCCATCGAATGTGTAATACTTTTTTGAATCATCTCTTAAATCAACATAACCTCTGGCCAATACCTTATCAGGACGCCCCATGGCGTAGTTTACATCCAAATCTTCCCGGCATGTGACAATCCATCCATAGAAAGTATCACCAAGCCCATACCCAATCAGTTGAACTATCTCCTTGTTCAATATCAACTCATTGTAACTTCTTCCATATTCGTAGAACTTTGCATTACTTGATGAGATTGACGCCTCTCCTGTACCAATGCAGCATACGGTAATCTTTCTTCCTATCTGTTCTTTTCCTGTTGGTATTGAATATACCTTTGTCCAGGAACCTCCACCTTCAATAATGATGTTATCATTGTAGTTCGTGTTAAATGAATCGGATACCTTGGAAAATGGACTTCTAAGGGATCCGCGCATAAGCACGTCCTCAAAATATCCATTAATAGCTGTAACATCAACAAATGTCGCTCTTCCATCCGTATCTATCGTTGAATAGATTTTTTTTCCATCACCAATTTCAAGTTTCTTGGCTTTGATGGCACCGGCAATCAATTCCGATGTGATGATGACAGCCGCATTTATCAAGTCCGTATTGATAACCCCGCCTTTTATAATAGTCCTACCTGCCAGTGCTTCACCGACCAGGCTTTCCCATCCATCGTATCCGATATACTGTGCCATACGGTCATTAATCTGTTCGGCGAAGTCCAAAGCATCGTCAAAGTTTGACATACCACTACCGCCTAGTACTTCAATCATTCCTTCAACACGCAATCCCTTTGATCGTGAATATAGGAAACAGCCATTCTTCCCTTCATGGCCGATTTGGAATCGGCATTCTTTCGTAACTCGGTCATACCTTGCCGTAAGTATGTCTCTCTCGCTTAATGAATAAGAATTTATTCCCTGATAGAATGTCATATATGGCGCACCATCTCCATATGCAGACAACATGATTGCAGCCTGATAGTCCGGGTCGTCTATGTCTCCAAGTTGTACCATCACGTCACCCACTTTGGGTATATCGCTTCCTTCGTCACAGTGGTTTACAGAAACTTCTATCCAATTATCACCGACATTTTCCACCAGACGCCACCAATAGTGATTAGATACGCCTTCATACGTCCCTTCCTTAATATTGAATGTCTGAGAGCGTACCAGGTTACCCACACGGAAACGGTTCTCGATGGCTGTATCTCCATCATCTGTCAGGAAGTAACATCGGTACACTGCTCCGTGTTCGCTTGGCTGAACGTATGCTCTGCTGCCATCTGAATAGTATTTAGCACTACCATCCGCATAATAGAACGGGACTGCATCTATACGCTCTACCTTTGTTATCGTAGCCCGTGCTCCCGAAGAGTTGAACATGAAGGAAGCTCCGGCCATTTCTGTCTCCATGATTGACAACATTTGGAACTCGGCCTTTTTACGTACATACAACCGGTCAAACCACGCTACCGAATCACCATTTTTTTCTTGTGCTATACGCAAACCGGCACCCATCATTCCAGTTACGAAGTCGGGCGACTCCAAGAAAGGAGATATAATACCACCAAGTATCTCAAGAAGAAATTCCGTCTTGTCATTGCGGTCCTTACGCAACAACTTTCTCAGCTCTTCTTCCAGCGTTTTAAAATTATTAGCAATGTGACCAAAGTTACGCTCCCACTTTAAACGCACATCACGCCCGGTATCATTCTGGCCATTCCATGGAATGATATTTTCAAAATCAACTTCGAACTCTGGAATAAAATATTGTGTCTGTGTCGTGTATTTATATGTCATGAGAATTCTAATTCTTGTCCGTTAAACTCCATAAGAAGTGGCTGCCAGCAGCTTTTTTCTTCATACGTATCCAAATCGCGGTACCGAAGCATATAATCAGAATAGCGATTATGGTCAGTCCGATTACCAGGAAGGAGCTGAGCATGAAGAACCGTGACAGGCCCATGTGATTTATCCCTGTCGTATGAATAAGACATAAAGCTGAAGGAAAAACTTTTCCCAGCCCTAGTCAGTTCGTGCATCTCCTTAATTGCTTCATATATTTTCATGAAGCAAAAGTACTCTATATACCTCCCGGGAAAAAGGACATAAAAAAAACTGCCGGCCTTCACAGGCAAGCAGCCAAAAAGAACTATTTGAATTTGGATTTATAAAAGAAAATTATGAGTAAAACAAGAGGAATAAATAGCCAGCAAAACAAGGGACTAACATAAGGCTGTTTATCAACAGATTTAGTATTCTTATGTTCTGAGGAAGATTCTGTTGAAGTACTATCAACTGAAAGATTTTGAGCTCGAGTCTGCGATGTACTATCGCGATTGTAAGACTTATCGTGAACCAATTCTGTTTCTTTACTTAGTACAGGTGAAGGGTGACCAGAAGAGTCATTCACTACCTGATAATCTCGTATCACGATACGGTAATTATCACGCCATGTTTGTGATAACCCAGATAACGACACATGATCATCTAAAGCGAAAGCCTTATTCTCAGTCTTAATGTCAGTTACATTCTGAATTGATTCATCCAGCCGTGCCGTCCGGCACGACTGGAGTATCAACCCTAACATAACCAACAAAACAAAACCAGTGCAAATGAAAAATAAAATATTACTTGAGTCAATCTTTTTCATGATGTAATAAGTGCCGCCTTAGCTCGAGTTAAATGTTCACCACGGTCTTCCAAGCCATTGTATCCACCGTTAATTTTTTTCGTGATTTTCATCAGCTGGTCACGGTCGGCCAGTTCATTCAGCTTATTGCGGTGCCAGAACCATCCGGCCACCAGAGAAGCGAGGTCTGGCTGCTCTACCCGTTCAGGGTGGTGCAACAGATCATACTCATGGTTGGTATATTCGTCGAACAGTTTATAATTCGTACGGCCAGTAAGCTGAATAAGGCCACGCCCTTTGAAACGAGGTCCATCACCAGGCATCACGTTACCCAAGTCTTTTCGGCCTTCGTATGCTTCTCCGGAAGCAATTTCACGGACATAACGAAGTGAACCACTTTCATGCGCGATTTGAGCAAGGAAATGCGCTTGACGCATTGGGGTATCAATCTCAAATGTGGCCATCGTATCGTTCAGATGCGGCAAAAACTTGTCTATATTAGCATCTGTCGCAAATGGCATAATCTTTTTAAGAGTTGTTTTGTCCATCGTTAATATTCTTTTTAAGTTTATACCGATAAGTGTAATCAATGCCGAACAAGCTACCGGCGAATGTACTCACTTCCCCATAGGCTATTAATACAGAACTGTGTATCTCACCGACCGGAGGTGTCCATAAACCCATTATCAGCATTACCATGCCGCTAACCGTAAGGAACGCGGCCATGGCAAGCTGTATTGTCATTTTTTTATTTTGCATATATATCTGTGTTTGTGTTATTGCAAAATTACTCGAGAACCGCCCGATAAAAAAGGACATCAACGGCTGGCATTTTTCTCGAGCATCTCCAGCCTTTTAATTCCATCCCTAACGGAACGGACGTTAACCGTCAGGTCTTTTGCAGCGATGGCCGACAGATGTATGTTGGATTTCTGAAGCTCTTTCGCTATAATCTTAATCCAGGCCAGAATCTCAGAAGAAGAAAATCCCCCATTATCCACCGGAATAGGGTTAGTCGTATCATCTGTATATCCGCCCGAATAACGCCCACTCCGGATACGAACCTGCTGGAGTATCTGTGTCGTATTCAGCATACCGATTGTACCATTCTTTTGCGCTATGTCAAACACATCCAGGAACTGTTTTACGTGCGGATTGGCCACGCCTTCATGATTGGCGACGAATTCATTCTTGTGGACAGGGATAACTCCGGCCACATCATGCGAATCGCCTTTAGCCGTATAACCCTGAACGTAGTCATCTGAGTAACCACCGGTGTAAAGTCCTTTAGCTTCATCAGCCTGCTGTTTTGCCACGGCAATCTGAGCCATACCAGCTATTACTGCTGCAGCTGCTGCAGCTGCTCCTAAAGCAGGTCCAACTACAGGAATACCCGCCATTGCTTTATAGGCTTCCATTGCAGACACGGCCGTACTTGCTGTTACTTGTAATACCTGAAGGGCAAACTGTTTATCGGCATATTTTCTTTTTACAGCTAAAATCGCCTCTTCTTTCTGCTCCTCCAGCTCGGTCGTATCCTTACCTTCTTTCTGGGCGGCCTTTATCTGCGCGTCATAGCGTTTTTCTATTTTGGATATTTCGCTATCCTGCATGGCGTTCATCAGCTGTGACATGGAACCTGCCAACTGGTTGAATGTGTCCAGTGCAGCCTTACGAACCTGAGCGCGTTCTTCTTCCTTCTGTTTGTTTATCTCAGATAACCTATCCTGGTATTCCATCTCGGAGATAATACCTGCATCATGGAATGCTTCAAGAAGAGCCAGCTGGCCATCAAGGCTCTGTTTATATTTGTCAAGAGCGTAGGTATCTTCAACCGGGTCTTCCTCCTCAATGATTTCCATCTGACGCTCCTGAGGCTTCACTGGCTGCTGGTTAGCCAGTTTATTCGCATACAGTCTGTTCGCCTCAAAAGTCATAGCAGATAGAATCTGCTGGTCAATCAAAGAAGCGTCCATCTTAGCTTCAGCATATAATTCACGCTTCTTGCTAAGGTATTTAATCTCCAGGTCATACAACTTCTTCTGGTAGTCTTCTTCTTCAACCAATCCCAGAGCGTGCTGACTGCGAAGGTCCTTCAGCTGTTGCTCATATTCTTTTTTAGCCTTGCCTACCTTATCGTCCGTATCATTTAATATCGGTTCTGTAAAGATGTCCTTACCTTTAGGTATTTTATTAATAATTGCTATCAGCTGATTTTTCTGGTCAAGTAATTTAGCCAGTTCGGCGGCTTTTTCATCTGTATCATTATCTAAAGCGCGTATAAGTGCTGCCTTTTGAGCCTGGTTTATGTCAGTTCTCGATTCGATAATCTTTTTCTGCTCATCATAATATTTACGATATGCTATTGTTTCTGCGGACAACTTATCTTCAATAATCTGTACTTCAGATTGAGCGTCTGCCCTCAACTGACTAAGCTGACGCTTATTAAGCGTATCCATATTTTTAGCTCTATCCTGAACCGAGCGCAAAGAATTCATATCATCTGCATTCTGCTGTAAAGCATCGTTCAATTTTTTTTGCGACTCCGTATTTTTGTCCGTCTCATCACGGAACATGGAAAAATATGTAATTGCAGCTGTGACACCAGAGATGACAAGCCCCCAAGGGCTTGCTTTTGTGGCCTTGCTGAAAAGATTGGTTGCCATGGTAGCCGCTTTTGTGGCCACCGTGTATGCTTTTTTGGCTAATGTCGCACCATTCACTACCAGTACATAGGCCGCGATGGCGGAAGTAACAGTCACTATTACACGTTTGTTTTCCATCAGAACAGAAACGACCGCACTCAACCCTTTCACTGTAAGGGAACCGGTGGATACCATGTACTTCATGACGGGGAGCAGCTGCTCACCCAACTCTACGCGAATGTCGGCAAAGCGTTTTTTTGCTTTGTCTAATTCTGCCTGCACGGTGGAGTTCTGTACGTTAAACTCGTTCACGACAGAAGTACCTTCCACGAATGCCTGGTTGGCTCCCAGCTGTTCCTTACGTACCTTTTCCACATTTCCGGCAAGAGCTGAAATCACGCTGGCGGCTTCCGCTCCGGAAAGGCTCATCTTGTCAAGAACCGGGGCCATCTTATCCATACCGCCCATACGGTTCAGTGCTTCCAGGAAGGTAAGTACCGCTTCATTCACGTCCTCACTCATCAGCTTTGTAAACTCTTCCACCTGCAGTCCGGCCAACTGGGCGTATTTGGACGGTTCCTGATACAGTTTAAGAATCAATCCGGAAAGTGCCGTAGAAGCCATTTCCGAGCGAAGCATATTCTGGTCAAGAGCCGAAGCAAATCCCATGATGTCGGTAATTGCCATGTTAGCCTGTTTACCGACACCACCCATACGGGCGGTAAATTCAACCAGGTACGGTTCTGCTGCAGAAGAATTCTGTGCTACAGAATTGACTGCAGATCCGACAGCCAGCATATTCTCTTTCAGCGAGCGGTCGCCGGTTCCGAACATATCGGCCAGCTTACCAATTTGGGTAATGGCCTCTTTACCCAAGTCCTCACCCAAGGCAACATTAATCATGTCGGCCGCTTCGACGAATTCCTTTACTCCTTCCTTGGTAGAGATACCCAGTTTCCCGGCATCCCCTGCCAGCTCGTTCAGCCGTGTACGGGCCGTACGGGTATCCATCTGCTTGAACTCCTCGTTCAGCTCTTTCACTTCATCTTTAGTCAGCCCGGTATATTTAATAACCTGCGACTGTGCTTCCTCCATTTCGGCGTATTCATTCACACAGCTGCGCATGGTCAGCGTGATACCGGTTAATCCGGCAATCGCGCTGGCCGCTATGGCTCCGTATTTATTGAAACCATCGGTCAGTTTAGACAGGCTGAAACGAGTCTCATTTGCTGTACCACGAAGTTCTTTTATCCGGTTATTGACTTCCTTCAGCTGCTCGGAATACTGTTTGTACAGTTCCGTATTGGGATTCAGCTGACGAAGAATTGCGTTTAAATCCTTCTGTCTTTTGCCCAAATCACGCAACGACAAGTTGGTCAATCCTATCTCCTCATAGAGGTTATCATACTCCTGCTGCAGTTGCTTGATTACTTCAGTCTGTTTTTTATATTCCTCAGATGTTTCACCGAATTGTTTTTTTGTCTTCTGGAGTTCACGGTTGGCCGACCGCATTCTCTCCTCCAGTTCAATCATTTTCTGCCGTGCCTGGTCTTGCTGTATCACAATCTCCAGCTGCACCCTATCAATTTTCAAGCTCATATCGTGTTATTGTGTTTGTGTTAATCATCAACTCAACTATCCAGCCATCGGCCATTATCCAGCCAAACGCCGCCGTCACGCCATTTCCCATCTGACAGAATCCATCTTTGCTGGACTTCTGTATCAGAAATTGAAGCAGGATAAAACGTTCCAGTCCAGGCTTGAGTTCGACCGTTCGGCCCTATGGTGTATTCTATTTCCTTTGCCAAATAACGTCGGTTGAATATCTCGAATACAGAACTGGCCGGATATAAATTGCTATCATAGCAAGTTATCTTTATCGCGTTTTTCCGGTCTATCTTATACGCATTGCTGTAGAAATACTTCTCCATTTCAACAAGGTTGAATGTCGGATAATCAGAGGGGAACGTAGCCGGCCAGCTTGTTGTAGGGAAAAATCGGTCAATAAATGCCAACGGATATGAGTTAGCAGGCATCACACCTATTTGAACAGGATTAAGTCCTCTAAAAAAGGCCAGGAAAATATTAGACTTGCTTTCTTTTTTTTCGGAAAGATTATTCACCATGTTGTGAATCGAATCGTAAGTGGTTTCATCCGGTTCATCATCTGATACTGATACGCTAGGAATGTAATATTGACCAAAATAAAATTCACTCGGTTCAATACCTTCCATGTAAAATGCCCGTTCAGTCAATTCAGCAGGAACAAATTCCAACTCCAATTCAGACTCCGCATTTTCGCGCACCAATGATGCAAGTTCATCCACCATTTCCAGGTTAGACATGATACCACTACCCTCTAAATAGATAATCTTCCGATTCACTGACTGATAATCAAAAATCGTGTCCGTCACCTGATTTTCCGGTTTCCCAAAAAATGCGAACAAGCCTTCATCTATTACTTTATGCTTAGCTGCTTCTTTCACCACATCCGGAAGGCATCGCATTTTATAATACTCGGAAGATGGTAACTTATATTTTATCGTAGAATTAACCGCATCCGACTCTTCCTCTTCTTCTACCTCGACCGTGTAAGCATCAACTACATTCTGCAAGTGCACATTACGAACCTTAGGAAGATAAGATACGTTAAGAAGAAATGAGACTTTTTTGGTACGATGGTCTATCAAAAAAGAGCCGTTAAACATGGTTTCTATATTCTGCAGGAAATCCTTAGCCGTCCACCCAGGTAACATTTCATTCCATTTGTATGTTTCGCATACATGTACAATATAAACACTCTTATATGGAGTATCCTCTATGGCATTATATTCAAGTGTATATCCCAAAGCCTTCAGCAGTTCACGCATGTATGCGCACAGATAAGGCTGCGGAATATAATCATAAGGCTGAATGTTCTCCTTTTGCACGATGTATCCGGCATAAGGATTATTAATATCGTTATTGTAGAGTCTGTACAGCCATATATTTTTATCCACCTGATGCAGGCTGTCGTATGTCATCATCAGGTTATAATCGACATCAGGGTATGTTTTTTTGACATAATCAGTAGAGACAGAACCGTTCACCACCGGGTTTGTCTCTTTCATCGCCAACGTAGAAATCAGTTCATCGGAACCAACAAAATAATTTAACTCGGAATTACCAGACACCAACTGAATGCTGACTTTGGTATCTGTCCATCCGGTGATAATCTCCGTACCGTTCAGATACACCCTGTTGTCGGCCACCAGTACGGCCTTTCTTTTAGTGGACGGACGGTCGGTAATGTTAAGTCGGTTCAAAAAACCGTACAGCTTTGCATTCTCCGGAACAAGAAGAGACAGTTCAATGTCATACGTATATTCGCCGTTTTTGGTGAAGAACGCATTTTCCTGCTTTACTGTAATGGAAAACTCTGAAGGCAGCACAACCGCAATACCATCTATGTATAAATTAGTCATAGTTTGTGAATTTAAGTCCCATGGAAAGCCCGTTCAACCCTCCGAATATCTGATACTCCCATTCAATCTTATATGATTCTTCAGGAATAATATCAACACAATCACTCTCCGCTCCGCGCAAGAAATCACGAAAAACAAGCATGATATGCTGAAGTTCACTATAAAGTGCCAACTCACCTTCCTCATCCAACTGTCCAGGGGAAACACGCTGGCATACGAAGATGAAAGCCTGCTGAGAATCTTTCGCATTATCGGATTCACCGACCGCCTGCGCATCCGGATAACTTACACACAAACATACACCGGATTTATTTTGCAACTTTTTGGTCATGTGCGACTCGTTCACCGAAAGTACGATGTGTTCTATCTTATTTTCCAACTCCTGATTGGTTTCATATACCAGCTCGCTGATATATTCACGAAAAGCCTTAATATCTATCATAATACTCTGTTGTTGTCCGGATCAGCGAAGCGGAAAGAGAACTCCACCGTCTTCAGCACATTTTTCCGGAAATCACGTTCGAAATTATTAGCCGTAATCACAATATCATACCAGGTGCCATCCACCAAAATCTGCACCTGTTGCGCACCAACGAAATCATGCCATAACTTGTAATCCGCCTGAAGTAATATTGCACCAGAATTTACCGTATATTCATCTGATGGGTTTACCACAAACTTACGCTCGATACCCCACATGTAGCCCGTTTCACTGTCATCTGAACCCTTCAACACCATGGAGCCAACCGCACATACCGTCTCCGGCACATCAAACATATTCAGGAAACGGAAAACGAACTTCTCGGTGTAAGATGTACGGTCTACGTGGAATGTCATATTGCCAACCGAATATGAATAAAATTCCTTACCTGGGAATAGTTCCTGAATACGTGAATATGAAGCATCAAGCGTGCATATACCCCTTTCACCAGCGTGTGTGTAAAGTGTACCAGAACTCACTTCCCCATTCACATCTGAAATAGTTACGTCAATTTTCTGACCAGATGAAAGGAAGAAACTTACATATTCATAACTACCAGGGCGTGATATTTTATCCTGAATTGTAGAAAGAACGCCCGGAGAATCTGCCGTTTTTTTCGAAGCAAAACGAGAAAACAGCACATAGGAATCAGCGTCTTTAACTCCATTAATCAGGAAACTGAAAGTTCCTGATAGTTTCTGTTGAAAAAGAGTTCTACCTGTCGGCCACAAACCCCACAAAGCTTTTGCACAGAAACGGCCCAGCTTACGCACACGTACCTGGTATGCCGCATCCGGCACATACTCTTCAGACAGTATCGTCTGCCCGTTGAATTGCACCGAAAATGTGATAGTAGAATCCGTATCAATGATGTAATCGGGCATGTCGGCAGCCAGCTCGACAGCGCCCGGTCTTTGAATCACATTCATACTCTGAAATACTTATTAGTTTTAGAATTAGATGGTAGCAGGGGAATGTCTTCACCTGAAGTACCGTCACGTAACTGTCTCATGCGCTCCAGCCAGTCGGCCGCATCCGCCTCGAGCATGGCGGCCATCCGCTGGGTATCGTCCAGCGATGCAGGCTGTGAATCGGCCATCCCGTTAGCCGCATTGAATCCCTGCACAACCGAATAAGGGATAAGCTGAAGGGGCATTCTCCGCAATGCCACCGACATAGTAAGCAAGGCCAATGCCTTAGATGCCGCATACCTTACATCAGATGGGGCTGATTCCAAAAGCGTTTCAAACCCTTCACCATAGGAAGGCGCCACGGTGGCAATCTGTACCTCACGAAGGAAGGGAAGCAAAAGAATATACATCCGTTCGGACTGTGAAATAGGAAAATAGGAATCAAACTCACGTCCGGAACGAATCAGCAGGCCAGCCGCATGACGATACGCATCAGACTTCTGCCAATCTGCATCCTTTGATTCATTCAGCCAGCGAATCAATCGCTCCACCGCACTGTAATACGCCTGCAGGTGGATACTGTCATCACGGTCCAGCTGCCACTCCCAGGGGATTTTGTCGGTACCGTCGGAAGACAGCTTCACCTTGCGGCCACTGTCTTCATGACTGACATCGTTACGCTGGAAGTAATGCAGTGTGGCCAATAATGCAATAGGCCGCTGCACCAGCTGAACCAAGCGTACCTGATCGTTACCTTCACCCTTCAGATAAGCATTTTCGGCCTTGTCGTATACAGCCCGGCCAATCACCTGGATTAATTCATCTGTAGCATCCTCGATGTCCATTTCTATGGCCGAAAAATCGTTACCGACATAATAGTTGCCGGTCATCCGGCGCAATTCAGCTGCGCCCTGTTTATTAAGATTGAATATCATGGTTTTTAGCTGATTTTAGAATAGCATCTGCTTTTTGTTTGTCATCCAATAACTTGAGCAATACCCTCAATAACTGGGTATTGTCGACCTCTTCAATACCGCCGAATACACCCGATTCCGCTACAGAGAACAGTATCGAGTTCATACCAAGCGACTGTTCCGGCGTGTTATCCTTCCCAGATGAAGTGAAGATGGAGGCAAAACAGACTTCACAGCCATCCAGGATAAACGTACCATTGAACAGAAATTCGCAAAAGCTGGCCATCCAGCAATACACACCCCATTTTAAGTAGTCCGGCATATTCACAATATCCTTTGCAGCCTTGCCCAATTTCGACGAAGAAAACGGTACACGTTTACCGTCTTTTTTGCGCCGATATAAAATCGCACACAATGAATTAAGATAAGCCACATCATGTGTGCGAGTGTATTCGTTCATCATGATTACGGCAAAACGAAATTCACCGAAAGTCAAATCTGCCCCATGCGATGCAGGGCCCCAGAACCCGGACCAGGAAGGAATCAGATTAACCGTTGAATCATAAGTAAGGGCAATGGTATTGGTCTCTTCGTCTACCCTCCACTGCCAGTCCAATGTCTTTGCCAGCCTGTTCACCAACAGATAATAATCCTTCCGTTTCGATTTCAGGTCCCGATGGCGAAGGACATAACGACACCACAAGCGTTTGACATCAGTCAATGAAAGAGCTTTAGGAGTCAGTATCAGAAGCATACGCAGCTTCAGGAGGTAAGCAAATTCAGCTGGCTGTACCTCTTCCCAGCATTCAGGGAATTCTATATCCTGTTTCATCGTCATACCTGGTTTGTGGCCCGACTGGAGGCCGTTACATTATCTTCTTTGTTAATCACTTTGCGGTAGATACCCAAAAACAAATCCTTTTTATCCGGGAAATTGATATGAATGGCGTCATTAATCGCTTCCAGGCATACGTCTTCAGGTATCTGCGTATCCGCACCGTAGAACAGTTTGAGGGCATAGAGCATCTGGGAGCCGGAATCACCCTTCCCGTCGATGATGATGTTGGCCAGCGAAGGGTTCAACCCCAGCCCACTTGTCGTGCTCGAGTCGGCAATACGTGATATTTTGGTCAGTGCCTCAATGTATTTGTCGATGTTCATTTCAATGGGTTCTATCTGGAACTGATGAGTCTTGCCGTCTGAAGGGTCTACGTAATCAGTCGTCATGAAGAATTTACCGACATTGTTTTTCCCGGCCATCACATCGGCCAGCTCACGCGACAACTGGTCTTTAAGTGATTCCATGTGCAGGTACACTTCCTTTTCCGTCACCTCCGGATGCGCCTGCTGGTATTTTTCAGCCTTCTTATTCCAATATTCTTCTGGAACATGCACTACGTATGCTGCCGCAATCATATTTTTATTCAGGTACTCAATTATCTCCGGAAGCGAATTGGCATCATGCATCCAGGGCATTGAGCCGAAGAAGGAGGATATCGCGTACATATTTCGGCCAAAGCTCCGCAAACAATGGTATTTCACGGCCACTTCGTGCTTTGCTGGCCGTTGTCGGTCAAATACCGGATATTTGACATATTTCTGACTGCCGTAAAAATCAAAATCCCCGTTCAGGATATGTGTGACAGAATTCAGGTATCTTTCGTCATTCTCCGGCCAGCACAGGCGGCAGTCTTTAGACGGCAAGCACTCAAGGCTGTGTATCCACGGACGTCCTACACGGACGGATCGTGCGGACACATACTTGACGAATACCCCGTTCAGGTGGTTGTATTCAGTGAATGATTCCCGGATGAAACGGCGATAATCCCAGCTATCAAGCCATGACTGCACTTCCGGGTCGGTAGTCCACATCTGGACGCGTTCGTTATTCTCGATACCCACACGATACAACATCGGCCCCTGACCGTACAGCAGTCCAGTCTTTCGAGAAAGAATACCTGGTGCCAGGTTGTTTTTCTCGAGCAGGTTACGCACAGATGAAGGCAAGTCGTTATCTGCCCCCCAGGGCACGATACGGACACCGGCCACTGTCGTAGGGCTACACTCCCAGTCTGACACAGCTGATCCGAACAGGTGTGTCAGAGAATCACGAAAGGAATCCATGCGGATGGCATAGGTGCCGACCGCTGTCTCCACAAAATTGATATTACCGATTTTCTTATTCATTTTTTATACGATTTTCCAATATTCCTTTAAGTCTTGCAATCTCTTCTTCAGATAGTCCGTACATGACACGCCCTATCAGCCGATTCAGGCCCCCATACATGTTACGGGCATACCAACGGTTCTTTTTCTTGGAATTCTCACGGATTCCCCACACTTCACGATTGGTATTTACTTTGGTCTTATTTTTTTTGTAACCGGACATATCGACACAACGCCCGTAAGAGAAGAAGGAAACACGCTGTCCCGGGTTCTTCCCCTCCATGAATGAAGAATAATTCAGCGAATCAAGGAGAGAACCGGAGTCTATCAGCTTCTGTTTATAGATGGCATCTGACAGTGCATCGCACAGTTCCTCTCCAAATTTGGAAAGTTCTTCCTGGATAAAGAGTAATTTAATATCGTCTGAAGCCTGGCTATTCATAGTTACTATCTGTTTTGGTACAAAATTAGCTTCAGACAAAGCCAGAGAAAAGGACACAAAAAAAGCCCCGCCGAAGCGAGGCTAAAAAAAAAATTTGCAAAAAATGATCGAATTCTAAGCCAATGCAAAGATACAACAATTTATTGAGTGACAACGTGTCTTGTAATATATTCATCTTCTGTTATATCTCCACGATTCAAACGTTTCCAGTCCTGAAGGTCAAAGGTTATCGAACGGCCGTCATTCGTTTGTATCTGCTCCGGAACAAGGCCCATTTCGGAGCGAATCTCATGGACAAGAGCGAGCACAGAATTCAGGCAAGCATCTGTATCTATACGATATACCAGTTTCATGACTCACCCCCTTTCTCTTTATCTTCAGGGATAAAAGCTGCAATCTCATTCCGGACGAAATAAACTGTACGTAAGTGAGTCAGTATTTCTTCTGAATCCGCATTGAGTGACTTCATGAAATAATCTATTACCTTATCAAGTTCTCTGACAGCACAAGCGGCCCCATCCTGTTCTGTCCAGTTCTGAATCACATCTACTGCTGCATCCGGCACAATACAAGGTTTCATTTCAAGCCTCCTTTCTTGCAAAGGTATAACGACACAATGAACCAGCATAGGAAGAGCACGGCTACCAGCCAATGGGTAAATACGGAGCAAGTTAGGATACTGAAGGAAGCCAATGCCTGGGAAATAAGCACAGCCTGACGATTAGAAACTTTCTCTTCCATGATAGAAGAGAACAATACGTTTTCACGGTTCAGCCATAACGAGATACGGCTTTCTTTTACCTGACTTGCAGGCAGAACGACTTGATTTTTCATTTTGGAATGCATTTAAAATGAAACAATATGTTGGAAAATACGGGAAGGGAACAAGAAAGGTTCCGCTTTCCCGTTGCATTCCACCTGATACAGGCAGTGGGCGCATTAACGCTCCACACGGGGGTCGGAACCCTATAGGTATATAGCCAAAGCTATGGACATAAAAAATGCCCGCAGCAATGTTTATTGGCGAGCCATCCTCGCCTGTATCAAATGGAATGCATTGCAAATATGAGGATTTATTTTGGAATGGCAAAAGAAAAAGTCTATTTTTGTAGAAAAGCAGGTAAAATGAAGAAAATAATAGACTTTATAAAGTATTATAGAGAGCAGCGTCTTAGAGAACGCTGCGTAAAATATGCATTAAAATCCTGTAAAGGAACAGAAAAAAGTATCGGAACTGAAGCAACCTTACTTTATAATTTTTTCAAAGCAGAAAGTAAAAATCTTACTGCTTTGATGTAATCCTTCTCGCAGGAAGAACAACCGGAACGTTAAATCGAACCCTACTTATAGAACTGTTTCCTTCTGTATGCGATTTAGAAGCACCACCCCCAATAACACAACTCATTACATTAACTTTACCGTCAGTATTCTTACTTTCATCAATAGAAACAGTAAGGTCAAATTCGACATTAGTCAATAATCTTTCACCAGAAGCAGTCTGAATACTCTGCATATCTTTTATCCGGACATAACTCAAAGGGTTAATTGTAGCATCTTTGTCTTTATATTCCTCATTCAAATCAGATACAGAATCTATAATTTGGGAAATAGTACTTTTAATAAATTCTTTAAGTTCCATAACGAAAAAATCACCCCCTCATACCGTGCGCCGACCGGAACCACCCGGAACCCGATTGAATACGGATTACACGATATGAGGGGATGAAATAAAAAGGTTTATATTCGGCTACTCAAAAGTATGAAATTATTTTTGAATGGCAAAAGAAAAGCGAAAACTTTTTAGATTTCCGCTTAATTCCATTCTTCAGTATCATTAAATATGAAAATATCTCCGCACGTACGTATCAAGGTAATCAGATTACTGCGCGTTCTTTTTATCGAACTCTTCCTTAGTCATGAACCCTTCTTTGATTTGCTCATCAGAAGTAACTTCTTTAGACAGCAGCCAGTGATAAACATTCTGATTGCTGGTTGTAACGACATAAGCCTGTTCAAACTCCCAGTTCCTCTTCCCCATGTAATTCATCGCGTCTACCATGGAGTTAAATTCCAGCTTCTCCCCCTCGTCATCAACTAGATATTGCTTCGCGCTGCCAGTCCAGAATTTTGTTTTCTGGCCAAAATCTACGGTCACAATGATTTTGGTACTCATGAACTTTGCGCTACCTACTAATTCACAGAAAACTTTGTAAGGCTCTTGAGCCATCACGTTCAGGCTAACAAAAGCCATAATTAAAAATAAAACTCTTTTCATCATATAAAACTCATTATTCTTCATCTTGTAAGGCGTTTGCATCAGTTGGGCGTGGTGCATCATCCTGCTCTGGTTCATTCTGAACTATACCATTAGTCAGCAAATCAATCTCCTTATCAAAGAGTTTAAAAATTCTCTTGGTTATCATCAGCAAATTCAACATGATATGCAAAATACCACCAAAAAAGAACGTACCTATTATCGTATAGAATAATCTATGATAAGTAATTGAAAAATGAATCATCTTCCAATCAACCGTCAAATGCTCACTTTTACCCAGCGTCAGATTCATAAACAACGATAACAATAACATCAACAATGATATCGGAATCAAATAGCAAATATTATAAAAAGTCTCCTTAATCAATGGCACTCTCTCCCTGTTATGCCGGGTAACAATCTTATTCATGACAAAGGAGATAAGCGTAGCCAACAAGTTTATAAAAATCGGAATGAAGATAGACAAAAACAACGTCAATACATTTAACACCTTGTCATTGTCTTTGTAAAACAAAAAGCTCGCACCAAATCCTAACAGCAATGGGAATACAATAAAAATATACACATTGCTTTTGTCTGTTTTCAAAATGCTATAATAGCTACTGAAAATATTCGATATGTTTATAAATCTCAGATTCATTTAACTGAAAATATTAAGTTCTGCATGCTCTTGAATAAAATCGCGAACTACCCTTTTAATGGAGAGATAAGAGGAGAAGTTATTTTCGTTAGCTTCTACTTCTATTTCGTAGTAAGGCCTAACTATATTTTCTTGCCCTCCACCTAAATATAAAGTCCTGGTTTTCGCATTCCTTCCTGTACCAATCGTAGAAACTACTTTTTTAGCACCTTCACCAAAGATATCATTTAAATCCGGAATTTCAAAAAGAGGATTGTTAGAATTTATCAAATTACGTATTGTATTTTCTTTATTTACACCTAATCTGTTTTTAAATTTAATGGTGAGTTCCATCGTATAATCTGAATTGTCCAAACCATCCATATAACCATCTGTTCTGTCAGAATGTTCATAGTTGGCAGTCAAAGTCATGGATTTATACCGACCATTACGCAATTCATTCATGTATGTATTCAACACAACATTCTTTCTCTCGACCATATATCCTTGTTCAACACCGTAATGGTCATTCAAATAAGACTTCAACAAAAGATGCATCAATGGATATATACCTTCATTATCCGTTCTTTCCAAAATCAGCAATGCCTTATTTCCACGCCGAGGAATCTTCAAAAAGTAAAAATACGGCTTAATAACCGCTTGATTACGTGTAACACGATACGCCGGATTCAATGGGTCATCTTTATCTGCAATATCAAACTCTTTACCATAAAGACCTGTTTCAATAATGCCGCATATATATCTATCCCGAGAATTTTTATGATGAAATTTTATCGTATCACCATCATCTGTAACATATTCCTGTGGAATACGAACGGTCCTACTCAGTGACTCTACATCCCCTGTACTATGACTATCTATAAAGTGAACAAACCCAGTATGATTATCAGAAATCACATTAAAAAAATCCGGGTCACTACCGAAATCAATATAGTCATGCCCTTTTCGCATCTGAATAGTATAAACTTCAATCGTTGTTTTCATAATAAGTTTTTAGCAATACGCCCCAAAGATACGTAAACTTTCGTAACGAAAATGATTATTGGTAAACAAACCTTTAATCTACCTCACTTTGAGATTGTAAATGAAATACCTATTTTTGTGAAAACCAATACAATCACAAAATGAATGAATTTACATTAGAGAAAGAGACTATTAATATATTGTCTTTGGACATTCTTAAATTTTATCATGAATCAGCTCAAAAAAGGTTAAGCGACCACCGCGATCAAGAAAAAAATACGACAGAAAGAGGATACAAGTTACTATCTATCGACTTAGGAATAGTGACAGCTTTAATCAGTTACATATATATTCACTGGAATATAGAGAATCCTATAATACAATCTTTACTTGCGCTTGCTATAGGAACCTTTTTAGCTGCCATCTGCATGATGATAGTAGTATATCCACGCTTATACATACCTTTAGGAAGGAAGCCAAGCGAATTCAGACCCAATCAAATGGCCCCCAACTTAAAAGGAGTCAAAGATGATATTCAATATAAAGCCATTTTAGCTAAAGAATTATCTGTATTAGAAAATGCTATAAAAGAACAAGAAAAATATAACAGAAGAAGAGCTATACTATTTTCTTTTTCCTTTGCTTTAATTATAGCAGGTATTATTGCTTCCTCTGTTATATTTCTGATTTCAACTATTTGCTGAGACCATCATGACCAATTGAAGTCGTACCTGTTTCCGGATGAATAGGCTCCGGATTCGGTAAGTCTGGGATACCATCATAATCTGGCTTCATAGTAACAAATGGCGAACTCCTCACCAAGATAGCCCAAAGGTGTAACCTGCACCTTAATCCGGTTGACTACGGATTTATCTTGATAAGGAGTTCATATTTTATGGTTATAACAACCATATATGGTTAAATGTTCGGGCATTACAAAGATAATAACTTTTAAATAAAAAAAGCGGAACTTGTTGAAAAGTTCCGCCCATTAGTCAAGATATTTCGGTAAGTGTTAATCAAGCGAAATGTACTTGACTTAATTCATTCGCAAACTCATGTACAGATTTTTGTATTTTATCAATAGTAGTACGCGATGGCTTGCGATGTCCTGTCGCATAATGGCTTAACTGACTCTTGTTAATTCCTGTAATTCGAGATAATCCAGCAAGAGAAAAAGCCTGTGTGTAATAAGAGAGGAAAGAAGCCATGTCATACTTAAATTCAAACTCAACTTCTTCAAAATGCTTTCCATCACGTTCGTATGATGATTTAATATCCTCATACGCTTTTTTGAAATCCTCAATAGCTTCTTTAGACGTTGCACCTGTAGCAGTAACCAAATAGTCCATATCATCTGCATCCATATAAATACTATAGTTACCGTCAGAAGCCATTTCAATAATAGCAAACACTTTTTTCATAATCTATTATCTTTATGGCAGGACTTATTTCAGTCCTGCCGCTTTTTTAATTGCGTTTAATGTTCCGGTTGCGACTTCCTGTTTTCCATGATTACTCATACAAAATCGTTTCCCGGTTTTCGGACTTTCCCAGACTGGGTGTCCGTTCTGTTGTTCTCCAGTGTCAAAGCACCCGGCTTTTTTAATCAGCCGTTCCAATTCGTTGTACTTCATTTCAATGTTCGCTTGATTAACACTACAAAGATACTCATTTGAGTACCATTTACAAAGAAAGCAACCATAAATGATACTCATATTAATATCATTTAACAAGAACTATAAAGATAAACGATTCGCTTTTGCGTATAAAAATCGCCGTTTTCAGGCGTAAAAAAACGAAATACCTTATTCCCCGCCGCCCGATTTGCCTTCGCACTATGTTTGTCGGCAAATCGGGCGGCGGGCGGCCGCGACGCTGCCCACCTCCCTAAACGCTGCTACGGCCATTTGCAGCCCCTACAGCCTGCCTTCGTCCCCGTAGCTGTAATAACTTCCATCCGTTACTATCACATGGTCAAGAAGCCTGATATTCATAATTCGTCCCGCTTCCAGCAGGGCATGCGTCAGGCGGTCGTCGTCCTTACTTGGTTGAAAATTACCTGACGGGTGATTGTGGCAGAGTATCATAGATACGGCGTTGCAAGAAAGCGCCTCACGCAAAATCACTCTTACATCTACCTGAGTAGACGCCAGCCCTCCGACTGAGATACGCTGTTTGCGGATGATTCGGGCTGCCTGATTCAGGAAGATAACCCAACATTCCTCTACTTTCAGGTCTGCCATGTAGGGAAGCATCACTTCGTAAACGTCGGCACTGGAAGTTATACGCTTGTAGTTGTTCTTCCGTTCCTTGATTCTCTTGTATAGTTCAATGACTGCCAGTGCCATATCTCGGCGTGCCGGTGTCAGCAGGTTGCAAATGTCTTCTATTGACACATTGCTGCCGTTCGCTAACATGGCGTTCACCTGATTGCTTGTTTCCTTGTTGTTGGTAAGCTGATAAACTACTTCTGCGTCGCTCAAGTGGCGGCACTCTCCGCAAATTTCGAATAAATCTTTCATGATGCTGTTTATTAAATTGTTAGACAAATAAGGTTTTCGCTAAAAACATTCCACCGATAACGGATGCGCCAAAACTTTCAAGGTGGCAGGCAAAACGAGCGTAGGAGTAACCACGGGTTATCACGTCATCGAAGACAAGCACTTTTTTATCTTTGAAAAACTCCTTGTCGAAGTTGATTACCTGCACGTCGTTTACGTGCTTCCCTGATTTGCTCTCGTGGATTGCCAGCCGTTCACCCTCTACCGTGATATGGCTGTATCCGTTTACTGCTCCCGATAGTCTGGCCACTTCTTCCGAAAACTCTCTGTATCGGATTTCATTTTTCCGCTGGCTGCTGGCTGGGATACAGACAAACACCATGTCACTCGCTGACGTGCCAAACTGCTCACGGATTTTCTTTGCGACAAGCTGGGCAGCTGAAACTGCACATTTACCGTCTTTGAATGCCCACACAAATTTTCTCCCCTGCCAGTCTCTTGCGCTGGCCTGATATTTTGTGGGCAGGTAGTCAAAGAAGTTGAACATGTACTTTCTGCACTGGTTTAGCATGGATTCGGTAAAGGGTTTCATATCGGTAGTTTTTGGAGTCTTATTCTTGAACCTCGAGCCGAGGTAGTGAGCCTTTTTTCTGCTCTTCCTTCTCTGAGGTTTTTTTTATTCCGTCGCCTTTCGCTGTCGGTTTGTTTCGCCTTTTACACTGCGTCAAAAGGTGTTGCCAGCCGTGAAAGACAAGTTTTCACCGTAAAGCCGGGCCTTGAATACTACCCTGAAAGGGTGGAGATTTTTACAGTGAACAGCGCCTGAACTTGGCATACGGCAGGCAACATTTACCTTTGCAGTGATGAAAAGGCGTAACTGACAGGGGGAGGGGCACCGATGTAAATTCCGAAGAGAAGAACAGAAGAGCAGTAGACACATTCATAGCTTTAGCTATACCGCCAGTAGGGAAAGCAATGGGGCGGGTGGGCCGCTGCGTGAACGCTATCTCCAGCACAGAAAGACTACCGAGTGTCTTTCTACCTTGTTACCCGGAAAATCCTCTGGATTTTTCGGGCGCCAGCAGGTTGTGTGGCAGCAAATTAGCCTGAAAAAACAGGCCAAAACAGGGAGATTTGCTTGTGTTTTCCGGCCATCCGAAACGAAAACGGCACACAATCAAACGAATACGTCCACCAAACACCGCATTTTATGCGGAAGTAGCGGAAGCTACCCCCCACCGCCCTACGCCATAAACCTAATTAGCACCTTTGAAAAAATCGGAATATGTAACGGCACACCTTTCTACGCGCACGGTACACGCCAACTCGCGCACAAAAAAACAGCCCCGACAACCATCTGCACGGTCATCAGGGCTTACCCTAAGAATAAAACTAATTAGCTTATTGAAAACTACATAGAGGATGTCACAAACATATCGAATGTCATCTGGGGGAAACGTTCGCAGCCGATACACAGCGTATCGAACGCATCCGAACCGTCTGTTCTCGCCTGAAGCTGGTCTTCTTCTGTCTCTGCCAGCTTTTCACCCCGCTTGTCTTTGCCGCCGTTGTACACGCCTGCAGTCTGCACGGAGATAAGCAGGTCTTCGTTGTTCTGTTCGTTGAAGAAGGGGATGAGCTTAGCCTTTCCGGCAAACATACGATTGAGGAGCAGCCACTTCTCGATGTGCTTCATCGGGTGGCCTATATAGACAGAACGCACCTCCCAACCTCTGTCCTGGAAAGCACGCTCGATGACGTAATGAAAGTCTTCGTCATTGACCGCATAGTTTGAGCCTAAGGCCGTACTGTCGTAATAGAATATCACTTCCTTGCGTCGCTGGTGTCGGTAATACTTGCAGAAGTCATCCACCAGGGCCTCGAGCTTACGCTCGTATTTTACCCAGAAAGACTTAATCACCTTCAGCCGGTTCCGGTCCGGCTGGCCGGCTACCAGCCAGTTGATGTTCGCGTTGAAGTCAAAGGCGATGCAGATGGGCTTATCCCTATCGAGGTCAGCATCCATCAGGCAGGAAGGCTCCTTGATTTTGTCGAACTGATATTCCAGGCTGTCCAGGTAGCTGAAGTCTGTCGCATTGTATTTGTGCCCTTCTGTCATACTAGAGTAGAAGCCGTCTCGACTGATACCGATACGTCGGCAGAGGATGGCCGTCTGAAAGGTAAGTGGGGGAAGGTCACGCTTCATCTGATTAATGAATGCTTCACCCAGCAGCTGCATGTTCTCAATCGTGGAGAACTCGCGGTACAGAACTGCCACAGAACCCATGCGGCACACGTCACGGTTCAGGGTACGCAGATAATCCTTCAGGTACAAAGGAACCGGTTCTGATTTAGCCTGAAGGTCGCGGATGCGTTTCTTCGTCCGCCAAATCTCATGTACTGTTGCCTGGATGACTTCAATCAGTTCCGGGTCGCACTTCTTTTCGTAGTCCAGGAACCAGGAACCTTTCTTTGTGACCGGCATATCGGAGGTAATCAGTATGCCATGGTGGAAGTAGTGATGGCCGAAATACTGCTTGTTACCACGGTTTGCCGGAAGAGTTTCGTCTTTCAGTTGCTCGAAGTCGATGTACTTTGCTTCATCGATGTCCAGGTAATCCAGTGAAAAGGAGTTGGATGTTCCGGAACGGTCCTGGCTGATGATGTAACCTATCGAGCCGTTGTAGAAGGAAATGACATTCTCCCAGTTGTCGGGCTGGAAGATGGGTTCACCCCATCCCCAGGACTTCGGCGGTTTCTTGCCGATAGTCCAGTGTACGTCGCGCTTGAAACCCCAGCGTTGCCAGTGTATCAGCATGGACGGGATGGTGTTGGTGAGGGCACGCTTACAGTTGGCCGCCACAAAGCCGGTGATGCTTCCTGGCATGCGCTGCATGTTGCGCAGGTTGATGGCGGCATGAATCGGACCTTTCCCCCAACCACGTCCGGCACAAAGTACTATGTCTTTTGCCGGGGTGAATAGGACCTGCTGCTGGGTGTCATGGAAGTATTCTCTCATGGTTCGGGTGCCTCCTGTGATTTTTTAGGGTTGAAAATGTCGTCTTCGTTGAAGTCGGCATCCTCAAACTGGATGTCCTGAACATCCTCATTCATGTACTGCTTTATCTTATCCGCAATGCGCTGCCGGATGTTCGGTATCGGTTTGATTCCGATAATCGTCGGGTCGCTGTCCGGCTGGAAGGGTTGCACGACAATCTTGTCGTAGCCTAAGTCCTTGGCATCTTCCTTGTCGAGCTGCATGTATTTGGCGTAGTAGTTGTCACAGGCGGCCATCGCCCGGGCGTCCTTCATGCGCTTGGCCATCTCGTAACTCTCTTCGTTGCGCTGGATGAAGCGGTAACGATGGTAGTCCTTGGTGGCCTTGTTCAAATCCCCCAGCAGGTATTTGATGATGCGGATGTCTTCGTAGGCAGCTGACTTCTGTATCTGGTATCGCTTCTGAAGCTCGAGCACTATTTCCTGTTCCCGTATGCGCGGGTACTGGAGCCAGTAATTATACATGTCCCGAAGCCGGAGCAGACGCTGCTGGATGACTTCGGGAATGTTACGCTCTCGCATCTCGTCGACCGAGGCGAAGAGGTTTTCTTTGGCAATATCAATCGTTGCGGGTAATGGCATAGTTATAAATCTTCGTCGGAATCCATGTCACGGATGTAGGAACCCACAAGCTGCACCGCCAGCGGGCTTCCGGCTTCGGCCAGCTCCAGCTCGTTTTGCCGGATTTGCAGTGCCCGTTCGGCTTTCCCTTTGCGGTAGGCTATGCTGACCGGATGGGATTTGTCGGAAATGATTTCTCGCAGACGGCGTTCGTCTACGTCCATCAGGACTGCAATGTCTGATACCGGGGTGAGCATCGTGGCAAGTTCTTTGATTCTGTCAATCTGTGCTGAAGTGAATTCCATTGAGGTGTATGCTACGGATATTAATAATCTCTGAAAACTGGTCTCGTAAGGTAAGGAAGATGTCGGGTTGCGTCGTGATCATCGCACATTCGGTCCGGTTTCCTCGCGTCTGGTTCTGGCTGGTAACGACTGTAACCATCCAGCGGTCGTTTTCGATAAGCAGTACCTTGGAGTGATTCTCCGTGAGGTACACATCATCGAATACGGAAGACATAAAGGTGTACAGATTTACAGTCTTCTTAGCTGCCTTCAGGTCGGCCATCAGGACAGAGTGAAGAATCAGCTGCCGTTTTCGGAGGGAGAACAATCTGCGTAAGAACTCCTCGGAAGTAGAGAAGGTGGACACGTAGACTTTAGCCGGTCCGGTCTGTGACAGGATGAACTCGAGGACATCAAAAAGCTGAAGCCGGTTATCCAGGTACGCCTGTAATGGCACATCGGATAACGGCTTCAGCAATCGGTTTACATGTTTCATGCTTTCAACCCTAATTCACGTAAGGCATTCACCTGGTCTTCTCCTACGTTGTTTCCGGTGGAGATAAGGAAGTCGTATCTCTGCTGTACTTTGGCCAGCAGCTTCTCGTACTTCTCCTGGTCTCCGGATTCCTTCAGCTCTGCCAGTTTCTTCTTGTTATCTGACAGATAGCCGCGGGCTGCACTGACTTTTTTGGCCATTTCAGCGGGGTCTTCAGGTGATTCACCTTCTGTACCGCCGGCACCCTGAGTGTCCGGATTGAAATGGTCGTACTTGTTCATGTTATCCCGATATCTGGCATCCAGCTCTTCCAGTTGCTTCAGGTATTCGTACCTGTCGCATGGAAGAGCATCCTTCATGGTTTTCAAAGTCTCAAAAGTCTGCTTCAAACGGAAGTAGATGTCTTTGTTGTCTTCCCACAGCTGACGGATTTCTTCGGGTAGTGAATCATGATCCGCGCGTTTGCCTTTGGCAATGGTCGCCTCTTGCGGTGTGTCGTCGTCAGAACTGATTTCAGGCTGGAAGGTGGCCAATGTTTCAGCTACGGCCGGGACCAGCTCTTTGTCCATCTTGACCACGTCTTGAATCGTCTTTCTATCCAGGCGGATGGCCAGATGTTTCTTCAGCTCATATTCAATCTTGCTTGCAAACTTCTGCGGATTGTGGGAAATATTCTGATAAAGGATGCGGTTACGGGTCAGCTTGAGCACCATTTCCGCACCTTTCATCAGGTCACGCTTGGCCGGCTCCGTATTGAGCCAGCCTTGCATGTTTATGGTTAACTGTTCATCTATGTACATAATTGTAGCCTCCTATTATTATACACCCGGAAGGATTGCGCTACCATCCGCTCCGGAGATGTCGCCATCTTCTGTTTCGATTTTACCTGTGTAGAACGGTGACGGGCAAATGTCCGTACACTGTGCCGTGAGGGTAGTTCCCGCTGTACCTGTTTCTCCTTCGCCGGAGGTCTGGGAGATTGTTGTATCAGGATCATAAGCTTCTGAACCTACCACGCGAAACTTTCCGTTACGCTGCTGGCATAGATAAATCATCTCATCATTATTTGCCTGTCGGCAAAATCCTGATGCTTCTTCGTCTGTACCTGCATATAACAATGTGGCTTTGTTAAGAATCGTTTTGGAAGGCTTTTCACCTTGCGAATCAGAGGTAATGTTGGATTTGGTGGTCAATACCTCCAGGTACTGCCATTTCTTGTCTGCCGCCAGCACAAAGTCGCCTTCGTATGTGGCTAATGCAGCCATGCTCTCCGCTCCGTCAATGTCAGGAAGCACCGGCCATTTTTCAATCCAGCTTTTCGGAATGAAGAAAACCTTACGTCTGATACCTGGCTGCGAGGTTTGACCTGGACACCAGGAAAGGGATTCGTACATCCCTTTGCTTGTACAATCTACTGCCATAATTTACCCTCCTATGCCAGCGAGAACCGGAGTTGTACCGTCGATGGTACCCACCAGCAGACGCTCTTTAGAAATTGATTCGAACTCTGTACCGAAGAACATTGTAGCGATGTAATCCAGCTTGAAGGCATGATGCTTTTCGACTGTAATGTTTTCTGCATCTGCTCCATTACCGAAACCTACGAGCATATTACTTTTAGTAGAAAGGTGAATGAACGGTGAACCAGCCTTGTTTGCCAGCGGAACCAGTTCGCAAAGGTTGTTGGAGCCTTCGAGATAAGTCTTTTCAAATCCGGTGTTGTAAGGTACGTGTCCTGCGGTCGCCTGGTAATCGTCGACATAATTGTCATACACGCCTTGCGGAATGTACAATTTTGTTTGTGTCTCACGCAAAACAGGGTCAGCTGCACGGTAGAATTGTTTCAACACATCCACAGCATTGTCTTTGCTGATTGCTTCGATAGTGAACATGTTTCCTAATTCCTCTGAAATTTTAGCCGCGTCCTTCTCGGTTTTGGTAATCGTATCAAAACCATTGAACAGTTCCTTGGTCTTTGTACCACTGTCGTTACGTTTTGCATCCCAGATATGCAGATTCAGATTTGCACCCAGTTTTGCAGTCAAGAAAGCAAGCACTTGACGGGAAATATCCACATTCTTCAGTGATTCACCTTTGGAAATCAAGTTACCATATACGGTTTTCCAAACGGAGTTGGGAGAAAACTTCTTTACTACGCTACCAAGGAAGGTTTCTAAGGTTCGTGGATTGATGGATACCCCATCAGTATCTTCTCGACCTTCGTCATACGGACCCAGTTCAATGTCTCCGGATAGTTCCCCGACAACTTCTTTGCCGCGCACTCCCGGTCTCTGATTCATGTGCTTCAATGTGGTACCTAATGCCAGTACCGGCATCATCAGCAATTCTTTACGGTAACGGATAGCCGACTTAGCCAGCTGTTCGTCAGTGATTTTTACGTGTCCAGTAGTGTCTGCCATTATAACAAATCCTTTACGTTGTTGAACATTTCTTGTGCTGTGTTGAGCTTTGTGAGGTCATCATCCTCACCTTCGTCACCATTAATGTGAGTAGTGTCTTCACCATCGTTCTTTTTCAGGTTCTCATTCTGCTTCTTCAGTTCCGAAATCTGATTGTCTTTATCAGAAGATTCCTGTTCCAGATTGGTGATGCGGTCATTGAGGGCCTTGACCTGTTCATCGGTAAGCGTTACCTTACCATCCTTGTCAACTTCCACACCCTCGATTTTCAAGATGGAATTGACTTTCTGATAATCCTTTTTCATTTGTGTTGTTGAATGATTGAGTGGTTTATTTTGTGCCTGTGGAGTATCCGGCTGGTGTCCCTTGAAGAATTTGTTCACGAAATTGTTGAACCAACTGGGTGCGGTTTCTGCTTCCGGACTTTCGGTCTTGTCCTCCATCGAAGGCAATGCCGGAAGATGGAACATGTTGAAGCGGGTCTTCATGGCATCGTCGAAGTTCAGTTTTGAGCCGTCTTCTACGATTTCGTCAATGAATCCGTATTCAAGTGCTTCCTGGGCAGTAAGCCATCGTCCTTCTTTCAGGATTGGAAGAATGTCATCTACTTTTTTCTTGCACTTGTTGGCATAGAGGTTGGCCAGCACCAAGTCCATCTTGTCATTCTCCAGCTTGTTAGCCTTCAGGTCGTCGATAAGCTGCTGAATCTGGTCGGCATTGTAGTTGCCCCAGGCATCCACCCAGTTTGACACCTTATGAATAAGATAGAATGCATATCTGGACATGCAGGTTTTCTTGGCACCGGTAGCCAGGATGGTAGCCGCGCTGGCTACGTATCCATACAGGTAGCAAGTCACGTTGCCGTGATCAAGAAACTGCTGCCGGATGTCGAGCGCATCGTCCACCGAGCCACCGAGGGACGATACACGCACATTGACAGGTTTGTTTTTCAAACCTGACATTTGGCTTCGGATATAGTTCTTCGAATATCCCCAAGGACCGATGTGTGAATCAATACTAATACTATAATCCATGTTGTCGAAAATTAGTCTACGCAATATTATACCTTATATATATTGCATAAAAAGACTCTAATCTAATATGGCAAGCATCGGAATAGGGGAGGTCAGGGTTACTATGACGGTAACACCTGCCCGTCCACTGGCTGCGGACGGAAAAGTCTCTTCGTTTTGTATGACGGGGTAGGGCTTTTCGGATGAACCAATCAGGAACTGGGAGCCGGTGACGGTTGTTACCTTGAAGCAGAACTTTTTGGCACCAGGTAGCAGCTTCTTTGACCGGAACATGGTGAGTTTGGTAGTGAAAATGCGTTGTTTGTTCTCGATTTTGTCGGAAATCTCGACTGAACTCAGCCCGATGGTTGAAATTGGGCTGAATTGCTGGTAGACATTCAGCCATACTCCCCGGTCGGCTATGATGTCTGAATGCTGAAGGTGATAGGCCTCGATGCATTCTACTTTTCTAATGTTCTGAATCAGATGTACCATGATTATCGTTATTGGATTATGTGTGTTCGGTGTTGTTTGGGTTTGTACAAAAACGGCCTACTCATCCGAGTGTTTTCTGGTTAAAGAACCTAAAAAGATACCTCTCCGGCTATAACTGGTCCTCATGCGGTAGTATTTCTGTCTGACAGTCTCCGAATAGTCGTCATCGATGCCGTGCATTTCACACCAGGCAGCGATGGTCTTGTTCAGGCCGCAATCGCGCTTAGTCAGATCGCTCATCTCATTCCAGAGGTTCGTCCGGAACAGGTCTTCGATGGTCTCCTTTACAGCTGCCTTGGCTTTTTTGCCCAGGTAGTTATAATATTGCGGCGGTTTGGCTTTGCTGTCGGGAATAACGATGGCTGTCAACTCGTCTTCTGCCATTTCCGGCTGAACTTCCGGTGGCCTTTTCCGGAGGAACCGGCGGATGACAGCATTCTCATTACTCTGCGGTGGAAATACCACCGGATTTCCCAGGCTATTGTGAAGCCATTGCTTTAAATAAGGCTCCAGTTTAATATAAAACACAATGTGGCTCATAATGAATTGATTATCTATTACAAATATAATATATATATTACTTTTTAGATAAATAAATTTCCTATTAATCTACTCCAAAAGCAAAAAGTATATTTCCAGATATGACATACTTTTTGCCTTCTACACCTTCTACACTTTCTACAGAAAATAAAATGTATTGGTAATCAATAGTTTATGATTTTATAAGGCTTCTACAATTGTAGAAATTATGTAGAAAATGAAGTAATTTGTAGAAGGTTTTAACAAAAACGGCATTTTGTAGAATTTTGTAGAAGGTTTGTAGAATGTATGTAGAATATATAAATATCTCATTATTAACATTGTAGAAGGTGTAGAAAGTGTAGAAGCCTTTTTCACCCCATTTGAAAAGGGTGAGTACTGCTCCGGGCATATAAAAAAAGGCGCAGCGTCCTCACGACGCCACGCCTTTCTACAACTCTAAAACCATTTTTATTACTCATCTAAATCATCATTTGTAGTCTCATTGCCTTCCACCTCTACCTCGAGGTTAATATTATAAGTATCCTTAATCATCTTGTAATCGAAACACAGGGCAATATCCGGTGTCGAGGTCTTTTTGTAGGATATTCCTCCGGTGGGAGTCGTTTCTATTTTCTGAACTTCCACACCACGCTGTATGTTTTTGAACCGGACTGAGTTCTTTTTACCCATGTATTCCTTGGAGTTCTCCAGGTAGTACACCAGCGAGCCTTCCGGAAGAATTGAATCGCCAACCTGCTTGCCAAATTTTTTATACAGCATGAAGATGCGGTTCTTGCGCATCATCAGGATGGCCTTGGGTTCCTGGTACTGCTGCTCGATCTTTATCAGATTGCTTTTGAACTTATTGACATATTCTATACGGTAGTCACCTTCGATAAATATCTCACCATCCTGCTGCAGATAAGATACCACATTCCAAAAGTTGGCCAGTTCATTGTTGCTTTTACATTCTGCGTTCTGACGGACTATGCCATCCAGTGTAACCTTGCGAATATCTTGGTATGAAAACGGCAAGTCAAGTACACCCTCGAGCGTTCTGAAGGCTGCCAGCGGTATGATCCAGTTACGCAAGATTCGGTCTTCCACTTTCTCTGCCCCCAGTCCTTCAATAATGTCAGACAAACAGGAATGAAAGTTGCTGACAAACTGTTGCTCCATCTTGGCCCGATGACGCAATATCTGAAGGGTCAGGTGTGACAGGCCTCGTTTGCGAATGTCTACCAGTTCGCTGTATCGTTTCTTTTCCGCATCGGTAAATTCTGATTTGGAAAACGTCAGGAATATAAGTCTACTGAAGAGAGCTATATCAGCTGTTGCCATCTCCTGTCCGGAAAGGATGACTCCTGAGTCAACGGCTGTTATCTCACGCTTCTTGTCTCTGTCCATGTTGATACGGCTGCGCCCGGCTCCATCCCATAAACCTTTCAAGTATTCGCGTTTGTCGATGTCAATGTTGTTTTTAAACTCATCAATATGTACCAGGGCGTTTGAACATTGTGCTACCAGCTCGGCCAGTGCCGGGATAGTGGCATTCTGAATGTTGGGAGGTGTGTTGTCGATAATGAACAAGGACATCAGGCTGTGACCGAGCTCTGACTTTCCAGAACCTTTCGGCCCGAACAGGTTCAGGATGGGGAAGCTCTTGGTATAACCGGTAATCACATCACGGAACAATGTGGCCAGGAGAAAGCAGATACCCACTTTTGCATTATCTCCGAAAACTCCTACCAGTTTGGTAAAGTAGTCCCTCATGGAGATGCCGGAGTAGTTCAGGTGGACAAATCGCCGTTCGAACTGGAACAGCTTGTCATCATCCCGGTAAATCAGACTGGAGGCCGGAAGGTAGTAGTTTCCTTTATCGCCCAGGCGAACGATGCCATAATCGTCTACCGGATGCCATTCGGTGTCAAATACTCCATTGCCGAACGCATAGAATCCTTTGCGCTGCCACCCTAACTGGGTAATCTCCACTGCGGTTTCCGTCTGCTCATAGAGATACATCTTCAGGCGTGTCATTTCTTTTTCGGTAGCCAGCCAGATATAGTTACCCAGTCCTTCTACTTTCTGTTTGAACTTTGATAACGACACCAGGTCTTCTTGCTTCATCTCTACGATTTCCTCCTGGCGATTCTGGTTCTTGATGCGGTACAGTCGCTTGGGGTTAAGAGAGTCCTTGATGTGAAACATCGGTTGCATCACGAAGTTTGACCACTGATATTCTTTCCCGTCGTTGGTCGAGTAATAACAGTTGTTGGACTCAAAGAACCCATATTTGGCCAGCAAATCCCGGTTGATGGTCTGTGTCTTGTCTGCCCTGGATTCGGAAATTTTCTTCTTTTCACGGTTGATGGCCGTCAGCCAAAGATTCTTATGGTTATAGATTTTCTTCAGCTGCTCCAAGTACATTTGTTCTTTGACTTCATCGCCAACCATGGCCACCATCTGGGCAATCTTGGATACGGCTGAACTTTTGTCCTCGGTGGTACCGTCAGCCTTGAAAGCATATCCGGCATACCAGGTGATGAAATCTACTTCGTCAAGGTCTTTGAACTTGGTACGGCTGGTACAGTAAGAGTCCGGATCATTTTTCGTATTTCCTTCACCACAGGGAATCTCCTTTACGGATACGGAGAAACCGCACTCCATAGCCAGTTGGCCGGACTTGATGACGGCTGCTATTCCGGTACCGTATTGTTCACCTGGTTTGATGGCGTCCGCGTCCGGAAGGAAGCAAAGGGAAGTGGCATACCTTTTAATCTGGTAGAACTGTTTCTTTGTCCAAGCAGCACCTAGCGAGGCAATGGTGTTGTTTATTCCGATGGATTGTAGGCGCATTACATCAGGGGCACCTTCCACACAATAAAACTTTTCTTCTTTGGCAGCCTGCCTGATGGCGTTGTCAATACCGAATATGCTGTCGGACTTGTCATATATATCGCTTTGGCAAGAATTGAGGTATTTGGGAGTGCCATCCACTTCGCTCATGTCGCGGGCAGTCCACCCGATGATGTTCCGGAACCGGTCGCGGATGGGTATCATGATACGGTCACGATAGAAGTCATAATATCCGTCACCCTCCTTGCGCTTCCGGATTAGTCCGCACTCTACCATCAGGTCGGCAGAGTATCCGGCCTTGATGGCTGCGTCTGCAAAAGCGGACCAGGAAGGAAGTGCATAACCGATACCCTGCTCCTGAGGATATTGCTCACCCCATCTCTGTTTGATTTTGGCCCGTGCAGCGTCAGCTTCTGTTTTTTGCAGGTTCGCAAGAAAGTATTGAGCCGCAAATTCATTTATTGCGAACATGGACGCACGTTTGCGAATTGCCTTTAGCTCTTCCGGATTTTTCTCTTCTTTCTTGTCTTCTATATCGATGCCGTATTTGTCAGCCAGCCAGTGACACGCCTCTGGGAAGTTCATGTTATTTATTTTCTCCACAAACTTAATGACGTTGCCACCTTCTTTGCAAGCACCGAAGCAGTACCATAAGCCGCGTGCCTGGTCTACCATGAAGGACGGGGTGTCTTCCTGATGGAACGGACAGCATGCCTTGTATCTGACTCCGGACCGTTGTAGCTGGACGAATTGTCCTACTACGTCTACTATGTCGGCACGGTCAAGAATCTTTTCTATGTCTGAGTTGGAAATCATGTTTTAGAGTGTTTTGGATACCGGCAAATATCAGGTATTTGCCGGCTTTATAAAAGATAGATTAGAAGTGTATGTCGTGGTCACGCAGACGGGTGTTGTTGTTGATGTTGTAACAACGTCCATAGCCATCCCATCGGACTCGTTTTCGTCTGGGGGTATTTTTTGAGATACCGTTGTTCAACGATTTTCGGCATATTATGATGTAACCGGTCACCTTACGTACCAGCATGTCAGAAGTGTAATAGACGTGCTCAATTTGTTTTGTATGGAAGACGGATTCCCATTCTTCCATTTTGTGTAATTTCATGTTTCCCATACTCATCCTTTTAATTCGTGTTGTTCATTCTCTAATAAAACTCCTGCTATGTACCCATTCAGCACATCAAGAATAAATATCCGTTCATTCTCTGTGTAATTTTGAATATGTTCCC